TTACCCAGCAATAGGATTAAATCTCACCGCATCCTGCAAGTAATCCGGCGCAAGATGGGCATAAATCATCGTTGTCTGAATCTTTGCGTGCCCCAGAATTTTCTGGAGCGTCAGAATATTGCCGCCGTTCATCATGAAATGACTGGCGAAGGTGTGGCGCAGCGCATGAACAGCCTGGCCATCAGGAACATCAGGTGCGACCGTTTTGATGACATCGCGAACCAATGGATAATCCAGCGTCGGAAACACCTGTTTCCCGCCCCGTTTTTTGATCTTTTCAAACAGGCTTTCAGAAATAGGAACGGTACGGTTTTTGCTGTTCTTCGTTTTTGAAAAAGTGATTCGACAATGAAGAACACGGCGCTGCTCCAGTGCCGCTACCTCGCCCCATCGCGCCCCGGTCGACAGAAGGATTTCGACAGCCAGCCGTTCATCGGGATTTTCAGCCAGCGCATCCAGCAACTGAACACATTCAGACTTACTCAGATATCCCATTTCGCGCTCGTTAACCTTCATTCCTTTAAGGCCTTGAACGGGGTTATCGTTAAGAAAATGGCCGGATGAGATGAGTGCGGTAAACATCGCGCTTAACGCCCCAATCTCTCGATTTATGGTGCTGGGCTGTATCCCCTGCTCTATCCTGGACACACGTAGCTCGGTGAGCATCGTTGTATTAAGTTTATGCACGCACGGGTCATCCATTGCCTCACTCAAGCGCAGCAATTTAAGGCGCGTGTTATGCCCTGACTTCATTAGCTGGCCGTGGTATTTCCACCACAAGTCAATAAGCACTGACAGAGGACGGCGATCAATAGAGTTTCCTTTCCACTCATTGTTATGCTGTTGCGCCAGCACCCACCGCTCATATAAAACTGCATCCGATTTCGTTTTAAATTTTTTACGAATGCGTTTGCCTTTACGCCCCTCCGGGCGCATGTCAAGAAGATACCCTCCCGGAATTGATTTTATGCTCATTCGTGAAACCCCAGCGTTACAAGACCACCATGCCCCCAGCGCTCCATGATTAGCCGGGCTGTGTGCCAGTCTTGCGGGGTTTTTGAGAAGGCGATGTGCTTTTTGGCCCATCAGGGGAGAGAGACGGACTGATCTGCCCAGCAGCCTCATTTGTTTTTCCCGTCATAAGCCAATTCATGTACTTAAAAAAGCGAGGGTGATTAACAATCTTGATAAGCACTTCGCCCCCTATGTTTTCAATCCGCCCCGTTTCATAACGACGCAAAGTGCCGATAGGCACATCAATCAGGCCGCAAAATTCTTCGCGCGTTAAATCCTCTGATTCACGAATCACTCTAATTTTTTCACCGATAAGCATTGACAGTGTTCCTATAAGTACACTAAGCTTGCGCACAAGGTGTACTTATAAGTACACCAAGTCACAAACAACCACAGATAGCGCAGGTTATCACACATGGCAAAAGTCCTGAACACACACGAACAGGCAGACTTTGAGCGTTTAGCAGCGTTCTATCCCTACCGCGATGAGCATGGGTTACCAGTACTTGAAGAAAGCCTGAAAGATTACGCAAAGCGTACCAACCAAGCTGTTAACACAGTGAAAAGACAGGCTGACAGAGGTTCAATTCCCATCAACCAGGATGAAAAGAACTCAAGACGCACAGTAAATCTCTTCGCTCTTTTCCTGAAAACAATCAGGAGCGCAGAAAAATACGTGCAGATGACAAAATAACGAGGTGTCATTTTATGCTGAAGCAACGCCGTAATTTTCGTACCGGAACAGAACGCCACGCTAACCGTTTCACTACCAGTGCATCACGCAGCAACATCCGCTACAGCCTGAGTGATACACACGCAACGCCGGATGGCTACCCAGTAAAACAAATCGGCGAGCACGCCTGGCTGATTGAGAAAGCTGGAATCGTGATCCACAAATGCCCACGCAATCCGTTTACCGGAAACCGCATTTTTGCATTGAGCTGTGGCGACAATCAGTTCGGGCAGGATTTCACATTATACGAAGCACTTCGCACGGTTGATCGTCTGCTTCGCGGGCAAAGTTTTATTAAACAGGCTGATTTATAACAGGTGCTTTATGACCAAAGACCATGCACAAGGTGTATTTATCCGTTTTATTGATTTTCGCGGTGAACTGTTATTACGTGCATCCGCTATTGACGGAGTGACTCCGGCGGGTAAAAACGGAGCCGACGAAGCCACTTACGTTTATCTGAACGGTACGCGACTGCTTGTGGAACTTCCGTACCAGACCGTACGAGAAATCATTAGCAAAGCTGAAAAAGCGCGCCAGGCTAATGGCAATGAACCCTATATCGAAATTATTTGCATGGATTCAGAAGCTGAAATCCAGAAAGCAGATTAAAGGGCGTTGCGATGGGCAAAGAATATAAAACTCTCATTAACAAAGCACTTGAGCGTTTCTATTTTCGCTTAAGTGCATCAGGCGCTCATGCTGAACGTGCTGCCCGTGACTCATTGACCAGGGCAATCCGGAGTCTGTATGACGTGGCTTTTTACGCTGATGATCTGGATGCACTTAACGAACTTTCCGAGCTGATCTGTGCCGCAGAATGCGGGGAACATATTGAACCGTATAAGCTGGGGAATATCGCATGAGTATATTTATCTCATGGCTTGTTCTGATTATTTCGGTGGTCTGCGCCATTGGGATTATGCGAATTATTAATTCAGTGAAAAAGATCGAGCGTTTTTTCTCTGATGAATAACGATACAAATAAAACATCAAATTAAATAAGAAAACGTGAAAACCATCCGTATTAACGGAGGTATTCGCACACGTAAATAATGGAGATATAAAATGAACGCAAAAGAAGAAGGCATTATCGACACATTAAAAAAAATATCAGAAGCGGAAGATGAAATGGCTAAAGATGCCGTGAAGCGTAGCCAACATATGGCAGCACTTCACGCACTGACCATCGCAAAAATCACCGCTGACGCAGCCAAAATTATTGAGGAACAGGGCAAAGAAATCGACACTCTTAAAACACAGTCAACAGTTGCAGCCATGAATCCGTCCAGCATTGGACGCCGCATTTACATTCTTGGTTCGGCAATAATGACGCAATACACCATTATTGCCGAACTGCACGGCAAATACCTGATAACGCCTTACCACACAAAAGAGTCAGAGCTTCTGACAAATCTCCGCCTGATAGAACGCTCTCAAGCTGTATTCATTGATGACGCGCAACGTGCCGTATTTAACGCATAGGGTTACTGGACAAAGGGGGCGCAATGGCAATTAAGCATTTTCCCGTCGTTCGCTTTACCTCCAGAGGGCGCGAATACGAGGTCGACGAACGCCTGATTACCACTATCGACAAACATCGTTCGGAAAAGGATGCACACCACATCTACCTCACTGACGGCACTTACTTCTGCGCCACCAACGTGGCGCGGGTGAATCTTATCCGACAGGTACAGGAGCCACGCAGATGACCATTCTGGACTACATCGCTACTCATCCGGGGTGTAGCGGCGGAGAGATCGCCGCAGCACTGAATACTCCAACCACAGCCATTAATGCTGAGTTACGCCAACTTTGGCGCGGCGGCTTAGTCATCAGAACAAACCGCAGCACAGGTGGTCGCGCTCGCAAAACTGGAGGCCAGGCTTCTTACCACGTAAACCCGATGCCGTTCGGGTGTAGCAATCCACTTACTCACATGTTTAACCAGCTACTGAAGGAAGCCAGAGCATGAGCACCATCAACCACCAGAAGCTACGCGAACTGGCATTTGCCCTGCAACGAATGGCAACGCCTCAAAAATTACTGGCATTTCGCGCAATGCTCTCGCCGTCTGCTGTGCTGGCATTGCTGGATGAGCTGGAGCACGCCAGAACCACGGCTCCTGCCATTCGCCTGACGCTCCATCATGAAATCGCTGATTTCTGCGCGACATTGGAGGCGCCAGGCGAACCGGAAACGCCGGAAGCAATACAGCAAGAGCTGCTGCAACGCATTGACAAGGTTTTTGATTTTTTTCTGAACCAGTAAGAAACCAGAGCATGCACACACAAAAAAACCGCTTGCCATGCCGCAATCGGTCAGGTTACATTTCCGCTGCACCTCATAAAACGGGTGCCGGGATTCTCAACCCGATACAGAGCAAAGCGCATAACCGCGCCAGCGGTTTTTTTGTGCGTACTGTATTGCCACGTCTTTTTCGCGTCAGAATTATGGCGGGGCGTACGGGGCCGACTTCGGTCGGGCCGGATTCTTTGCTCTCCGGTGTTGAGAACCCTGTACGTCTCGCCACCCCGAGATTCTCAACTCTGGATGGTGAGTTATTTCTATCACCGAGCAAAGAGGCCACACCATGGCAAACCGCAAACAGCACCGCGCTATCGCGGAGCGTCGTCACATCCAGACTGAAATCAACCGCAGACTTTTCCGCGCATCACGCGTCGCGCAAATCATGCACATCAATATGCTGCATGAGCGCAGCCACGCACTATCAAACATCTATTCCGCCGCTGTTTTCAGCTATCTGGCGGATGATCTGCACGAGCTTCAACAGCTCATCCAGCAGCAAAACAAACTCCATTAATTCCTGTTCCGGGCCTTTCCTGCACCTTGCGGCGGGAGGCCTTCGCACATCTGTAACAAGAGGATTGCCGCAATGATTCTCGCCAACGACTTTCTTGAATACCTGCTCAACACAGAACGTGATCTTGCCGCTCGCGTGCGTGATCGTTATGACATGTACCTGAAATCCCTGCCTGTACCGCAGCTCGCTGACGGAAAGATTGTTATTGATGGTCGCTACATGATTGACAGCCACGAGGGAAATTACAGGCTTTACCGCATTGAAGGTGGCACCCCGTCCGTTATTGGCATTTACCAGCGCCCATCCTCTGCAATCGTCGATGTGATTGCCGACAGCATCCGCATCACACATCGCCATGCCGACACAGAAGACACCGTGCTGGAAATTCAGCGGCTGGCTACAGTCTGCCGCGACCCCCTGAATGGCATGACGAAGTAAATCACTATGACGGCAGAGTACATCAGGGACTGGCAACAACCGCGCCACGCAGTGGGGCGTGAAGGAACGGGGATCCCCGCTCCTGAATCCGCGCTTTCCTCCTGGCTGGATGCCTACCGGGCAGAGAACAAGCGCCGCCAGGAAATGGCTGATGCGGCGTTCTCCGCCACGCCGCTGGGCAACCTGATTAATAAAAGCCTGGACGCACAGGAAAAACAGGACAAAACCATCACACTGGCAGGAGACGCCAGAAAACAGGCACGCGGCGCGGTGGATGAAGCCATGGCCTCGCTGCGCCTGCTGCCGTCCTATCTGCGCGATCCGCTTATTCGCCACCTCTCCTTCCTTCGCAAAAAACAGGAAGCCGATCGCCGGAAAGGCAAAAAGAGCTGGCAGGCGGAACGCTATGCACGCGGAACCCTGCGCAAAATATTCGAACGTCTGGATCGCACTGACGGACGCTGGCTGACACCGGGTTATCGCTCCCTTGCCGGACGCGAACGCCTGGACGATTTGCTTTACCTGCCGCAGCTCAACAAACACCAGATACAGACGCTGGCCACCATGACGGCGGCGATGTTCAGCAGCACCTTCGAAAAGCTCTGCGATGGCTTTGGCGCGACTGATGGCGAGCTGACCATGGATGTAACACTGAAGGCGTATCAGATGCTGGCCCGCATGGCGTTACACCTGCACGCTATGCCTCCACATTATGACGCTCTGACAACAGACAAAGACCGGAGGAACGAACCGGACACGGAGCTGCTGCCGGGCGCAATCCTTCGCCTGACCTGTGCGGAATGGTGGAAACGCAAACTGTGGCTGTTACGTTGCGAGTGGAGAGAAGAACAACTCCGCGCCGCCTGTCTGGTTTCCAGAAAAACATCGCCCTATCTGAGCCAGGACGCGTTAAGCGAGTTTCGCGCACAGCGTGAGAAAACACGCGATTTCCTGAAAAGTTTCATGCTGGAAAATGAAGACGGGTTCACGATTGATCTCGAGACGGTGTATTACGCGGGAGTAAGTAACCCGGTCCACCGTAAAGCAGAAATGATGGCCACCATGAAGGGGCTGGAACTTCTGGCCGAAGCCCGTGGCGACAGAGCGGTGTTTCTGACTGTCACCTGCCCGTCAAAATACCACGCAACAACGGAGAACGGTCATCCGAACCCCAAATGGAACGGGGCCACCATGCGCGACTCCAGCGATTACCTGGTTAACATGTTTTTTGCGGCGGTCCGCAAAAAACTGAACCGCGACGGTCTTCGCTGGTATGGCATCCGCACGGTGGAGCCTCACCATGACGGCACCGTGCACTGGCATATGATGGTCTTTGCACATCCGGACGAGATTGAAACCATCGTGTCCCACGTCTGCGATATTGCCATTCAGGAAGACCGCCACGAGCTGGGCGATGACATAACTCCTCGTTTTAAGGCGGAGTACGTAGACGGCTCAAAAGGCACGCCAACCAGCTACATCGCCACCTACATCGGAAAGAATCTGGACAGCCGCGCCGTGGATGGCATCGACCCGAAAACGGGCAAGCCACGCGTTGACCACGAAACCGGAAAATCAATGGCCGAGAGCGTGGAACGCGCCATCGGCTGGGCGCGCCTTCACCGGGTCCGCCAGTTCCAGTTCTTTGGTATCCCCTCCCGTCAGGTGTGGCGTGAACTGCGCCGCCTTGCCAGCCAGATGGCACGCAACCCGGAAGGCCCGCAACGGCTGAAGGATGACGCAATGGACGCGGTACTCGCTGCCGCTGATGCCGGATGTTTTGCCACCTACATAGAGAAACAGGGCGGCGTGCTTGTTCCACGCAAAGACTACCTGATTCGCACCGCCTACGACCTCGCAGATGAGCTGAACGATTACGGCGAACAGAGCGTACAGATTTACGGGATCTGGTCACCACTCATCGGGGAATCCTCCCGTGTGTGCACGCATCCGGATAACTGGAAGCTGGTAAGACGTAAACCAGAACCGGAAGACAGCGCCCGCGAAAATTGTTTTGACCTTCAGGGCGGCCCTGCCGCCCCTTGGACTCGTGGCAATAACTGTCCCCGTGTACAGGAAACAGGCAACAGCGGGACAGAACAGTCGGAAGAGCAACCAACACCGTGGACGCAGATCCCTGACGGCGTTGATGTGGATGAGTGGATGCGCTCACTGAAACGGCACGAACGCCGGGCGCTGATGCGTTCGCTGCGTGACAAACAGGCAAAAAACAGCAGTGATGAAATGCAGAACTGGACACAGAGCCGCAAACAGCCACGGCCTTTGCCTGATAACCACGAGTTACTCGCTAAAGAATGGCGGGAGTCTGCCGAATCTCTCGGCCTGCATATCGGTGAACAGCAGATGCAGCACCTGTTACGGGGCGGCACTCTGTACGTTGACGGCAGCATCATTGCACCGCAGGGATTTGAAATTGTACGCAAACCGGATACCCGCCCGGACAGCCGAATCACGCAGCTCTGGCAGCGCCTGAGCCGTAATCACGGCGTAAGCAGCACGGAGATCCGCCATAACCCGGTCGCCAGCTATCTGGAGCAGCTCGGGGCATCAGACCCCGAAGCCGCCGCACGCCTGGCATCCACAATTCAGCAGGACCAGAACACCATGAAAACTCCCGTTACCGTGCTTTCTGACATGCTGCGCGCCATCCGTGACACAGAGCACGCACAAAGAATCAATGCAACCACTGAACGCGCCCGCCGCAAGGCTACTTTGCTCCAAAAGAGAGGCAAACAGCACTTTAGTAATCAAAATGATGATGAGAAAAAACAATTACAAAGTTGGATATGCCTTTTCCATCATGAGGGATGAGATGTGAATCGCTAACCGAATATTGTGTTGAATAGAATGCAATTGATATAATTCCCCTTAATTCATTGAAAACTGGATTTTTTGCATAACTATGCAAATATCTATGGACGGCGACGATGTTTTTTATCGGGAAAACTCAAGTGCCATGTTAAGATTATGTTTATTTTTTACTGAGAAAATCGTGGATGACAAAGCCTTCTCATTTTAGAACCCCTCTTCGTTATCCGGGAGGTAAGGCAAAATTCTTGCCACATATTGAACAAATACTCCGCAACAATGATCTCATTGGTGGATGTTATGCTGAACCTTATGCAGGTGGAGCCGGTGTAGCATTAGGTTTGCTCCTTAACGGTCTTGTTGAAAATATCTTCATAAATGATATTGATCCTGCCCTTTATTCTTTTTGGTTTGCAGTGGTTAATCATAACGATCTGTTATGTGAAATGATTGATGAAGTTCCTGTGACTATTGAAAATTGGCATACTCAAAAGGAGATACTCCTAAACAATGATAAATATAGTATGCTTGAAGTCGCATTATCTACTTTCTTTTTAAATAGAACAAACCGTTCAGGAATACTTAAGGCTGGCGTTATTGGAGGGAAAGAACAAAAAGGACCATGGAAGTTAGATGCAAGATTCAACAAAAAAGAGTTAATTAAAAGGATTGAACTAATTGGTGCATATAAGGAGAAAATTTACGTATCGAATTTTGATGCTGTAGATTTTCTGCTACACCAAAAAGCATTGCTACCCCAGAATAGTCTAATATATCTTGATCCACCTTATTATGTTAAAGGAGCAGAGTTATATAGAAATTTTTATAAACATGATGATCATGTAAAAATCGCTAATACACTACGGGAAATTCAACTACCTTGGGTTGTGTCTTATGACAATGTGCCTGAAATAAAAAGCATATATCATGAATTCAACATGACTGATTATACGCTTAATTATACTGCACAAGATAAGAAAAAAGGTCTAGAAATTATCATTTATAATCATGGTATAAAAATCCCTGACATTTAAATTTAAGGATGATATAGATGATTAAAGAAATTAGTTTTAAAAAATTTAAGAAACTGATAGATATTGACTTCTCATTCAATGAAGACATCAATATAATATCAGGAACCAATGGGACATGTAAGACAACATTGCTTCATTTAATTAGCAATGGTTTCCAAATGCCACCATCTCGATCACAAAATTATTCAAATAGTAATTGTGTTAGAGTTATAAAATCTATAAACAAAATAGCCAACCCCAAAATGGAAGCAATTGTTAGGGAATCAAAAAATTACACCGATCCGGCAGAGGGAACAAAAGGTGTGTTATTTTCTATTAACTATTTGGATCATAGCACACTAGACTTCAGAAAGCACAACTCAAAAAATCCAGACGAAGCGCAACGGTATGCTATCAAACCAGTATACCCACGCGGAAAAGAAAAACAATCACTTCCAGCTAAACCAGTTTTATATCTTGGATTATCGCGACTATTCCCGATTGGTGAAACTAAAGACGACGCCCTTACAAAAATTCCGTTAAACCTACCAGAAGAGTATGTTGGTTATATATCGAAAATATATAATGAACTTTTGGGCATTAATATTATAAATATAGAATCAAACAATATCGGAGATTTTAAAGCTGGCCCATTATTTGATACCGATAACCCAGCAATTGATTCTAATACCATATCATCCGGGGAAGACAATATATTCATTATAATCAAGGCATTAGTTAGCCTTAGGTATTATTTTGAATCACTTATTCAATCCACTGATCAAAAAGAAAGCATTCTGTTAATAGATGAATTTGATGCCACTTTACATCCTTCTTTACAGATAAGATTATTAGATAAAATTTATCAATACGCAAAAGATTATAAGATTCAAGTATTTTTCACAACGCACAGTCTGACATTGCTAGAATATGCTTTTCATAAAAAATACCATGTTGTCTATCTAATTAACAATATTACAAAGGCTCTGCTTTTAGATAATCCTGATATATTAAAAATAACAATGTATCTGAAAACACAAACAAAGGATGAGATATACACAAGGAACAAGATACCAGTTTTCACGGAAGATGAAGAAGCTCGCTTTTTATTTAATGAAATACTTGGTTATTGGATAAGCAAATATCCAAATTTTGCTATAGTTAGTAATTCATTTCACTTAATTGATTGTTTCATTGGTGCAGACAATTTAAAAACTATTTTTAATGATTCTCATCTTAAGGAAACCTCGTTAAAATCAATTTGTATTCTTGATGGAGATCACAGCCCTGAGGATCAGAGAGGAATTATATCACTGCCGGGTGAAAAAGCTCCAGAACAATTGATATTTGAGCATTGTGAGCACCTTTATAATACCGACGACTCTTCCTTCTGGGAAAATCAGGATATAATTAACAATGGTTTTTCGAAAGAGTTATACTTACTCAAGATACGTCCTCAATTACAATCAATTGAAACTGAAATTCAGAAAAGAAAAGACAACCATGAGTCTACATCCGGTTTAAGAAGAAAATTAAATAAGAAAATATTCAATCAGCATATTGAATTCTTTAGAATGATTACAAGAAACTGGTTAGACAAACCAGAAAATCAGAAATCTCTCCAGTATTTTTACAATGGATTACGATCCTTATTCTACCGGGTTACACCAACAAACGGCATTGACAGAAAAATTTGGGATTTTGACTATAACAAAATCATTAAAGAGGATAAATAATGTATTCTAATAGAATATAAACATCAAAGCTATATTTTTTACACATATCAAGAGTAAAAAATAATTTAACTTTATACATAACGACCTCTTTTACAAATAAGTAGAAAAGGTCGTTATAACTCTCATCTCCATAGCATGTAATTTTCTTTGCATATTTTCACATAACAGTCAGGGATGTATTTATAAGCAACGTCGTATACATAGGCTCAATTTTTCTATAAATAAACACTCCGTTCGGTTTGCACAATAGTGCACAAATTTGCACAATTTTTTTGAACGACTTTTTGCCCTTCCGGCCCGCATGGCGGCTGGATCCGTCAAGGATCCGTGCGTGCACAAAAAAACGCGTTTTTTCTGCGCGCAGGTGACGGGGGAACAGCCCGCGTTTCAGGGGGTAAATAGCATTCCCTGAACGATGTCGCAGAGATACAACAGAATGGCTGTATTTCTCACGCTGAGCGTGAAAAAGACGTGAGGGCTTTTGATTTGATGGGGTGAAAGGTAAGGCCGTCAAAATCGCACTGAGACGGCGAGAACATGCAGTCAACGCGGTGGGATTGCGTAAGAGTCTGACTGTCGATGATGGCAATCAGCAGGAAAGCGTCGTGAAATTATCTGACTGATACAGGAGCTGGAGAGTCGGGGCATAAATTTTTTATGCCCCGGCGAAGCAGCAGACAAGCGAAGCGCGTCAGGATGTGGGCTGGGTGTCTAACAGTGCGTAAGGGTTAAAGCGGATCACCTCTTCGCCAAGCCAGTCATTGATGTGCTTCATGGCCTCCATGACGGGCATCAGCTCGTTAATTGCGTAAACCCGCGCGGCCTTCTCCACATCACCAAACGCACTTTTTTCACCCGGCATCGCCCCCATCAGTTGCGGCGGAACGCGGTGCGCAGCCAGCACATCATCACGGGATGCCGCCTTAACATTCATGAACTCATCCTTTGCGGTGATCTGCTGGAACGGCAAAATTTGCACCCCCTCTTTGCCCCCGTTGGGCGCATGAATGAGCACGTTTTTAAACGCACCACCACCACGTGCCCCCTGTAGCGTTTCTTTCAGGGAGTCCATGCTTTCGCGGTTTACCTGCGCTGCACCGATGTAGATGATGCACCCGGCGTGGGATCCGTTGTCGTAATACAGTTTTCTGAACATGTCCGCCGAATGAGACAGGCTGGCCGAGAGTAATGCGCCAAGATATTCCGGCATGCCGTAGATTTCCTGGTTAATATCCGGATTCATCAGGTGGCACACTTTGCCAGGGCGAAACTGGAACGCGTCCTTGCCATCCTGCACATACCACCATGATTCAAGATCGCTTCCGCGTCGCATGTATTTCGCCAGGGCGTGCCGTAATTTAAGCGGTTCACCGAGCATATTGCTTCGAAGCTCAAGGAATGCGTTACCGAACACAAACCAGTCCAGCGCCAGCGCCGAGAAATCCTGCCGGGAAAGCAGCGGGTGCGGAATATAGCAACCGAGCAATACATTGCGCTTAAAGTAAAGCGCAGACTGATGCCAGGACGTTTGCCGGGCAGCTCTTGCCAGACCGTACCAGTCCACCGGGGTTTCATACCACCGCCCGTTATCAGCACAGTACATATTGTCCAGCAGGTCATGCCCGGTCAGGCGATAAGGACCATCAAATGTGAATGCACTGAGCGATGATTCTTTCCTGAGCGCATCAGCGAGATCAATGCGTGAACTCATGCGCACTTTTTTATTTTTTCTGCTCATCAGAACTCCATAACCGTGAAACGCTCGTTTTCTCCTTCGCCGCCAATCGGTTCGTTAATGACAGCAAGCATGGTTGCCCACGCAAGGTCGCCGTGGCTGATCCCCCTCGCGCGGTCCGTTTCGTAAGTGATAAAGCCGCCCGGTGTTTTCACCTTACGCACGGCGTTAAAGGCCGCGACCAGCTCGCGTTCGGCGCGATCGTATTCCCACCGCCCGGCACGCATTATTTGCAGCATTTTCAGTACCAGCGACCGTTTTGATGACAGCGTGAAGGTGTACGGAATAGCGGCAGGGAAAAACCGTTTCACTATCTGATAAACAGCCTCCCCGTTCCCGCCCGTCACATCAATGCCGATATGTTCCACGTTGTAGCGACACGTGAACTCTTCAATGACTCTGGCCTGTTCTTCAAACTCCAGCCCCTGAACGCGTCGCGTCTCCACCGTTCGAAAACGGCCACCAGGAACAGACGGAGGAACCACCACGGACACAGCGCCGCTGTCGCCGTTGCCACTGCTGCCGTTTGCGTCATACCCAATCCATACCGGACGATTCCCCATCGGGCGGGGAGCAAAAGGTTTCCAGTCTTTCCAGTCGTCGTATCCGTCAACACCGCAGCCAATCAGGATATTCAGGTTAAATGCCGATTCCCCTTCGCGGACAAACTCACACATATAGAGATTGAGGAACTCGTCTTCGGTGTTTTCATCACGAATTTCGTCGATATCGGTGTGTTTCCAGCCGTGATTAACCACATCTTCCAGCGTGACAATTTGCCGCCACGTCCGGTCAGGGCAGATAAGCCCGTTATGCAGCGTTTTCCAGTCCACAGAAAAACGCTGGCGTTTATGCGAGGCCTTTTTCTCGTTCCAGCGGTCGCCGTTCCAGTAGGCGTATGCCTCGTGCGTTTCGGTGGATGGCGTGGAGAAGTAGGTGCGCCGCAGTCCGCTGAGGGTTGCCATAGCGCCAGCCACCTTGCGCAGTTCAGCAAAGCGACTGACCCAGAAAAATTCATCAAAATAAAAATTGCCCGTATAGGACTGTGCCGACGCAGCAGAAGTGCCGAGAAAATGCAGCTCTGCGCCGTTGGAGAGGATGATTTTATCGCCCCCTTTCAGCTCCACATCAACTTCAGCCGCGGCCTTCTGAATAATGCTTTTAAACTGGAACGCCTGACGACGCGACGCAGACAAAAAAATCTGGTTACGCTGGTAAGGTTGCGCCACATCGTCACGCAGCGCCATCAGCAGAGCTTCCTGTGCAAAATACCAGGTCGCCCCAATCTGTCGGGATTTCAGGATCATCCTGTTACGTATCCCGGCTTCCCTGCAAAGGGTCAGGGAGTCAAACCAGCCCCGCTGATGCCACTCCAGCCTGCTGATGATTTTTTCCCGCAGCGCGGCAATCTGTTCCGGCGTGAAATGATTTTTGAGTTTTTTCGCCCGGCCTTTCTTTCCTGCGGCCATCACATCCGGCTGGCCATCATGCAGCTTTTTAAGCTGCCGGGTCAGCAGGTCTATTTCCTTAAAGTCACCGCCTGTTTTATTCTGTTTTTCAGTAAGCTGGATGAGGCGCGCATCGATGGACTGCGTGACACGCTGCACGGGTGGCGTTTCATCCCACTGGTCGCGTTTTTTCCACGCATAAATCGTGTTCGGGTTTATTCCCATCAGACGTGATATTTCTGCGGGCGGATAACCCTGCCAGTAAAGTTGCCGCGCACGCTGGCGCACAAAAGCGTCCTGAATCATTGCTCCCCCTGAGTAATTACAGGAAGATTACCCGCGCGCGAAACTGTTCTCCTTAACCCCCTGTTCTGGCCGTTTTCTTACAACAAAAGCCCTTTGTATCAGCCTGTTACGCTTTGCCATCATGACTGAAGAACCAGTCAGAGGGGCAAAACTATGGCTAATGAAAAAAAGACATCCCGCAAAAAGTTTCGCGTGGCTGTCTCCGGATCAACTGTTGATGGCCGTGAAATCAGTCCGGTGCATCTGCGTGAAGCCGCCGAGAACTTCAACCCGGATGTTTACGCTGCCCGCGTGAACGTTGAGCACTATCTCTCGCCATGCCCGTCAAGCGAATTTTCCGCAATGGGCGATGTCACCGCACTGAGTACGGAAGACATTACGGAAGGTCCGCTGGCCGGACGTACTGCGCTGTATGCAGAAATCGAACCGACCGAGCGCATGAAGCAGCTTGTCGCTGACGGCAAGAAAATCTATTCCAGTATCGAACTGCACCCGCAGTTCTCCGTTAACGGGCGCGCCTATCTGGTCGGGCTGGCGATGACCGACACCCCGGCAAGCCTGGGCACTGAGCGCCTGAAATTCACGGCACAGCAACGTCAGGCGGTGATGACGTTCAACAGTGTCCAGGGTGAAGCACCGCTTATCTCCGAAGCCATCGAGTCTGAAATCATCGAAATGGCAGAACAACGCCAGGAAGAAGGCACCCAGTGGTTTAACCGCGTAATGGGGATTATTGGCCGTGGCCGCAAAGCGGATGACGCCAGTTTCTCCCGCATTCAGGAAGCGGTGGAAGGCGTCGCAACGTCACAGGCCGACATTATCGACCGTTTTAATGCACTGGAAACCCGCCATCAGCAGGACAGCCAGAAAATCACTTCACTGACCACAGAGCTGGCAGCACTGAAGGAAAAACTGCGCACGCAGGACGGCGATCCGCAGAACCGGTTCACCGCAACGGGCGCAGCCTCCGACCAGCTGGCTGACTTCTGATAAGACAAAGGAGCAAATTTTTTATGAATCTGGTGATGTCAGATATTACCCGCAACAAGCTGGGTTGCTATATGGCGCAGCAGGCGTCGCTTAACAATATCCCGGTTTCCGCACTGGTATCGCGATTTACCGTGGAACCCTCGGTACAGCAGCGTTTTGAAAACGCCTCAAAGGAAAGCACCGAATTTACAAAAAGAATTAACGTGATCGGCGTGACCGACCAGAAAGGCGAAAAAATCCTCCTGGATACCACCGGGCCGATTGCGCGCACGAATACCAGTTATGACGGCACAAAACGCCGTAACCCGAATAACGTGGTTGATCTGAAAAACCGCAAATACCAGTGCGAACAGGTGAACTACGACACGTTTATTTCATATCCGCAGCTTGATGCCTGGGCGGCACACCCTGATTTTCAGTCCCGCATCAGCGCACAGATTGCCCGACAGGTGGCACTTGACCGCATCATGATCGGTTTCAACGGCACGTCTCACGCGGATGAGTCTAACTTCAGCACCAACAAGTTGCTTCAGGACGTTAACGTGGGCTGGCTGGAGCACATCAGAACCGACGCCAGCGAACGCGTTATGAATAACGTGACGCTGACCTCCCGTAACATGGACAACACCGTGGCGCACGCGGGTAAGTATGCGAACGCTGATGCACTGGTACAGGACGCGCGCTCATCCTTGCTGGATGAATGGCACAAGGAAGCTGACGACCTCGTGGTGATTATGGGGCGCAACCTGTTTAACTCGCTGCGTCTGCCCGTGCTGAACAGCATCAGCGGCCAGAATCCCAATGCGGAATTACTCGCCGGGCAGCTCATTCTGTCATCGCGCACCATTGGCGGGCTGGGCGTGTTCCTTGCGCCGTTCTTCCCGGATTCAACGATGCTGATCACCTCGTTCAACAATCTGTCGATTTACTGGCAGAAAGGTTCAATGCGTCGTCTGATGAAAGACGAACCGGAATACAACCGCATCGCCACCTACCAGTCCATCAATGACGCTTATGTCGTTGAAGACTATGGCAAGTGCGCGATGGTCACTGGCCTGAAGTTCGCCGACAGCTAATCAACTCACGGCGGGCATCATGCCCGCCTGTAACGGAGAGAAAAAATGATTACTCCTGCACAGCAACACTGGCAGAACGTGATGGCACAGCGCGCAGGCCGGGCGAATGAAGGCGTGGACCACGCCGCGCGTACCGCGCATGAAGAGGTGCTGTATCGTCTGCGTCTGGCACAGGCCCGGCTTAAGGGCGTACAGGCAAGAAGCGCGAAAGCCGCCATCAAAAAAGAGTTGTTGCCGGATTTTTCCGGCTGGATTGAGGGAACGCTGGAGGCTGACGGCGGGCAGCAGGACGAAGTGATTGCCACGCTGATGGTGTGGGCGATTGACTGCGGCGATCTTCCGCTTGCGCTGCGTATTGGTGCGTATGTGGTCCGTCACAACCTCATCATGCCGGATAACTTTGGCCGTACTGCTGCCACGGTACTGACCGAAGAAATCTGCAACCCGGTATTGACGCAGGCCGGGACGGATGCCGACGCGGATTTGTCCACCTTTATCGAACCACTGGACACACTTTGGGAAATTGTCGCCAACCAGGATATGCCGGACGAAGTGCGCGCCAAATTATGCAAGGCGTGCGCCTTTGCCCGCCGTGGCCTGAGCGATGCGGACAGCATGGCCTCATCACTGAAGCTGCTGCGCGAAGCGATGCACCTGAACCCGAACGCAGGTGTGAAACGCGAGATTGCAACCCTTTCCCGCGCCCTGAAGAAAGCTGATTCCGCAGCCGAACCAGAAGACGCCAGCGCACAGCAGGCGCAGGACGAAAGCAGCAAAAGTAAAAAGACAACGCGGAAGCCTGCAACACGAAAAACCACCGCGACGCAGAAGGCGAAGCGCGGTTAACGACTGACCCCGTCAGCGGGCGGCGTGCGCGGTGTTCCGGTTTGACTCCGTGACCGTTTACACCGCGCACCCACCGCCCGATTTTTTTCAGGAGTGAACCCCATGAGTATGGTTGCCAGAACTGAACCCAGACCCGCAGAGGACGACATCACCGATACCGATGATGGCGATACCCGCATTTCAGCGGGTGCATTCTGGCCGGATATTGTGCTGCGCGAGCTGCGTCTGGCGGTACGACTGCCGGGCCGCGTGACCACCTCCCGCCTGCTGCATACTGCCACCGGGGCTGTGGCACACGTTACCCGCGAGCTGGAAGCATGGCAGCAGGAACAGCAGGCAGCTGGCCATCAGACGCTGGCCGATGTTCCGGCACCCGTAATTAACGGAGAAAGCGTCAATCTCTGGCACTGGCGCAATGCTGTTTATACCGCCACGCGCGCCCTGATTCTGGAGCGTTATCGTGATGCAGACACAACGGACAAGGGCGACCGCCGGGCGGACGCTCTGGATATACAGACATCGGATTTGTGGCGTGATGTGAGCTGGGCCATCTCTGACATTCTGTGCCGCCCGCGAATCTTTGCGGAGTTGTGCTGATGAAAGTGAAGGCACTGGAAGGCGACACCGTGGATTCGCTCTGTTTCCGGTACTACGGCACGACGCAGGGCGTCACCGAAAAGGTGCTGGATGCCAACCCCGGACTCTGTCAGCAGGTATTTCTGGACGCCGGGCAGGAAGTTGAGATGCCGGAGCCGGAGAAGAAGAAACGAGAAATGATTCAGTTGTGGGGGGAGTAGCAGTGAGCACCATTCAAACAGGGATCACAGAGCAGGTTATTGCGTGGCTCTTTGACCACCTGCCAACGGTGTATGCAGTAGGCGCGGCGGTCAGCATTTCCGCGCTGATGAGTCTTTATGACGGACGAACACTGGTTCAGACCGTAACGGGATCGCTGGCGTGCGGCGTTCTTGCCATGGCCGTGGCCGGGTCGTTGCGCTTCTTCGGGTTTCCTGAAGATGCCGTGACGTTTATCGGCGCATCAATCGGTTTTATGGGTGCAGAGAAAGCACGCGACAAGGTTATTGCGGCCTTTAATCGCAGGGTGAAGGAGAAGGACGAATGAGCAACACATTTAAATTCAGCAGCCGGAGCGAAAAGAATTTGCAGGGCGTAAATCCTGATCTGGTGAAAGTGACCCGACGGGCACTGGAAATCTCGGAAGTGGATTTTGGTATCACCGAAGGGTTGCGCAGCCGTTACCGCCAGAAGCAACTGGTGGCCACGGGTAAGAGCCAGACCATGAACAGCCGCCACCTTACGGGGCATGCCGTGGATGTTGTGGCTTATATCGGCAGCCAGGTGTCATGGGAATGGCCGCTGTACGAAAAAATCGCAGCAGCATTCAGACAGGCCAGCCGGGAACTGAATATTCCGGTGGAATGGGGCGGCGACTGGAAGACTCTGAAAGACGGACCGCATTTTCAGTTACCACACGGAGCCTATCCGGCATGAAGCTCTGGCCCACGCTTGGCGTCGCTTTCCTTCTGATTGCCGGATGGGGAACATCCATGCGTCTGTCGTGGTCGCTGGGCCGGGAGAACGCCAGAAACGAAGCGCAGGCCAGCACCCTGAAAAGTACCGCCGACACCCTGAATATCATCAGCGCCGGGGTACAGGATATGCAGCAGGTGCTGGCGCAACTCCGCGTGGAAAATCAGCAACGCAATCAGGACGGAGAGGTAAGACGTGAACAGCTACGCAACGATATTGCAAAAGATGAATGCGCCCACGCTTTGCCTGACGCTCGTTTTACTGACAGGCTGCGCAGGCACGCAGAACGCGCCACTGCCAGCGCCGTCAGTCCGGCTTATACCGCAGACGCTGACCATACCGGTAACGCCTCCCCCCTTCCCTGATACTCCCACATGGGGAAATCTCGGTATATGGGGCGACCGCCTTCTGGATGCACTGGAAACCTGTAACGCGGATAAACGGGCCATTGAATTACTGGAACAGCGCAGGCTGCAACGACTGAACAACGAGGATAACAACCATGCTGAAAACTGATTCCCTGCGTGAAGCCATGACCCGTTCATGCCGATGGTGTCAGGCCAACCCGGAAAAATTCACCATTTTCGTGGAGAGCGGCAACATTGAAACGACCGGAGAAACGCCCTCGTTTGTTTACCGCTATCAGATGGTGATGTTTGTCATGGATTACGCCGGGGAGCTGGACGACCTCACGCTGCCGCTACTGGCGTGGTTATCCGAAAATCAGCCACAGTTGTTGCTCAATCCGGAGCGTAATCAGGACATCAAATTCTCCGCCGTTATCAATGACGATGACAGCGCCGATCTCCTGTTTACGCTCCCCCTGCGGGAACGCGTTCGCATCACGCGCAGCAGTCAGGGCACACCGCAGGCAGAACACCTGCCTGAGCCAAAACCCCGCCAGCCATCTTCCGAAGGCGACTGGTCGCATGTATTCCAGGATGTGACGTGGGGTGAAAGCGATGGATAAGGCATTCACCCGCGTGGATGAAACCTTTGAGGCCATCCGCGACAGCCTGAATCAGCAGGCCATCAATAACATCGCCAGAAAGCTGGCACAGGATTTACGCCGCGCCCAGCAGGCGCGTATCCGGTCACAGAAAGCGCCGGACGGGACCGCGTGGACACCACGCAGACGCCGCGTAACCCGGATACAGGAACGCATTCGCTTTATCTGGAATAACGAAGCACGCACGCTGAAAAACTGGCATCACGACACGGGGAAATACGGGCGAACCATTACCGGGTGGGATGAGGATAAAAACAATATCCGCACGTTTTACCGGGATGACATCGACCGTTTTCTGGAAATACGCACCCGGCGCATCAACCAGGACAGCACAAAGCGCGTCCCCATGTTCGTAAAACTGCGCACCGCCCGCTACCTGAAAGCCCGTGCAGATGCTTCCGGTGTGACGGTGGGTTACAGCGGCGTGGCCGCACGTATTGCCCGCGTTCATCAGTTCGGTGAGCGCGATCAGGTTGCGCCGGGCATTTTCACCGATTACCCGGTACGTGAGCTGTTGGGTATCAGCCAGGCAGATGAGCGCCTGATTTATAACACGGTGCTGGGCCGGATTGCGGAGGCTGTACGGTGAGCGCAGAACTCATGCGACTGCTGAGCAACATCATCCGTACCGGGATCATCTCTGAAGTTGATGAGGAATCCTGGTGCGTGCGCGTTCGCAGCGGCGAACTGGAAACAGGCTGGCTGCGCTGGAACACCACGCGCGCGGGAGCCTTCAATGTGTGGCTGCCGCCATCACCAGGCGAACAGGTGGTAATTGCCTGCATTGGCGGCAACCCGGAAACCGCCATGATAATTGGCAGCCTGTGGAGTGATGCCAGTCCGGCCCCCGGCAAAAGCCTGAAAGAAATCGTGATCAGCGCGCCGGATGGCGCGGTGTTCCGCTACGACGCGGACGCAGGCGCACTGAGCGCCAGCGGCATGAAAACGGCCACTTTACAGGCATCCGTCAGCGTGACACTGGACACGCCCGTCGTGGAATGCACAGACCTTCTGAGAACAGCGACGCTTGACGTCACAAAAGGAGGAAAGATGAGCGGCAATATCACGCACAGCGGCGGCGATTTCACCTCAAACGGCATCACAGTGCATACGCATAAACACGGTGGTGTTAAAGGTGGCAGCGATTCGACAGGAGGCCCGCAGTGACAACCCGCTACACAGGAATGAACCCGGACGGAACGGGAAACCTGAATGATATGGAGCACCTGAAACAGTCAGTCAGGGACATCCTGACCACCCCGCTGGCCAGCCGGGTTATGCGACGGGAATATGGCAGCCTTGTGCCTGATTTGATTGACGAACCCATGAATAACACCACGCGTCTGCAATGCATGAGTGCTGCCGTGATTGCGCTGACACGATGGGAACCCCGCATTGCCCTGGATTCCATCGATGTTGTCTGGAAAGCGGGAGGCCGCGCCGGGGTGACACTGTCGGGCACTGTCATGCAGACCATGCAGAATGTTGAGTTAACCATCACGCTGAGGGAGTAAATCATGCCCGCCGTTGACCTTTCCCAGTTACCGGAACCCGCCATCATCGCGGAGCCTGACTTTGAAGCAATTCTGGCTGACACAAAAGCCATGATGATTGCGTCCTATCCCGCCGAACAGCGTGAAGCCGTTTCCGCCGCGCTGGAGCTGGAATCGGAACCCCTTAACGTTATCGCTCAAACCATGTCGTTTCGTGAAATGCTGTTACGCCAGCGGGTCAATGAGGGTGCACGCGCCTGCATGTTAAGCCACAGCGCCGGGACAGACCTGGACAACCTCGCAGGCAATATGAACACAAAGCGCCTGGTTATCACTCCGGCAACGGATACCACCGACGCGATGATGGAAAGCGACACCTCGCTGAGGCTGCGGGCGCAACGGGCGTACGACGGCCTGAGTGTTGCTGGCCCGTCAGGTGCATACGAGTATTTTGCCCGCAGCGCCAGCGGTCTGGTGCGTGATGCGCGGGCTATCAGTCCGTCTCCGGCAAATGTGACGGTTTCCATCCTGTCCACTGAAGGCGACGGCACAGCAACGGAGGCGTTGCTTAATACCGTTCGCGCCGTTCTGAATGCAGAGGATACCCGCCCGGTGGCCGACCGCCTGACCGTACAGAGTGCCAGAATCGTGACATGGCGGCTGAATGCAAAACTGTACTTTTACCCCGGCCCGGAATCCGAACCTATTCTGGCCGCGGCTGAATCGTCGTTCAGGAAGTGGCTGGCTGAGCAGGGGCTTATCGGTCAGGACGTGGCGTTGTCCGCCATTGCTGCCGCACTGCATGTGCACGGTGTGCAACGCGTGGAGATAATCGAACCCACACAGAATATGGCCATCAGCGACATACAGGCGGCGCGCTGTGAGTCATTCACCATCAGCGAAGGTGGGCGTAATGAGTAATTCACTGTTACCGCCATCAGCCAGCAATTTCATGCGTTGTGCCGAAGCTGTCGGAGCGCGCATTACAGACATCCCGGTAGACCTCAACACGCTGTGGTCGCCGGACACCTGCCCGGTGCATCTGCTGCCTTATCTCGCCTGGGCATTTTCCGTTGACCGCTGGGATCGCAACTGGCCGGAAGAGACAAAGCGACAGGTGATTCGTGATGCATGGCTGATACACCGACACAAGGGAACCATCAGCGCACTGCGCCGGGCCATTGAGCCGCTGGGATACCTCATTCGTGTGTCTGAGTGGTGGGAGTTCGGCGGAGAACCCGGAACATTCAAGGTTGATGTTGGCACGCTGGACAGTGGTGTGACCGAGGAAATGTATCTGGAAATGGAACGGCTGATTGCCGACGCCAAACCCGCAAGTCGCCACCTTATCGGCCTGAACATTATCCAGGACATTCCTGGCTATCTGTATACAGGCGGTGTGGTCTGTGATGGTGATGTTATTACTGTTTATCCCGGATAAGTGAGAAACAATGAGCACGAAATTTAAAACCGTTATCACTACTGCCGGAGCCGCAAAGCTGGCAGCTGCCACTGTCCCCGGCGGGAAAAAAGTAACCCTGTCTGCAATGGCCGTGGGTGACGGTAATGGCAAATTGCCGGTGCCGGATGCCGGTCAGACGAAACTGGTGCATGAGGTCTGGCGTCACGCTCTGAATAAAGTCAGCGTGGATAACAAGAATAAAAACTATATCGTGGCTGAACTGGTTGTACCGCCCGAAGTGGGCGGCTTCTGGATGCGTGAGCTTGGTCTGTATGACGATGCCGGAACACTGATTGCGGTCGCCAACATGGCGGAAAGCTATAAGCCTGAACTGGCTGAAGGCTCCGGGCGTGCGCAGACCTGCCGCATGGTTATTATTGTCAGTAACGTGGCGTCCGTTGAGCTGAGTATTGATGCCAGCACAGTGATGGCAACGCAGGATTACGTCGATGACAAAATCGCAGAACATGAGCAGTCCCGCCGCCATCCTGACGCCACGCTGACAGAAAAAGGTTTTACTCAGTTAAGCAGTGCAACAGACAGCACCAGTGAAAGGCTGGCAGCAACGCCAAAAGCGGTCAAGGCAGCAAATGACAACGCAAATTCACGTCTGGCGAAAAATCAGAACGGTGCAGATATCCAGGATAAATCAGCTTTTCTGGACAATATTGGTGTTACCAGCCTGACGTTTATGAAAAACAATGGCGAAATGCCGCTTGATGCTGATCTGAATACATTTGGTCCCGTTAAGGCTTATCTGGGGATCTGGTCTAAAGCTACCTCAACTAACGCAACACTGGAGAAAAATTTCCCGGAAGATAATGCTGTCGGTGTGCTTGAGGTTTTTGCTGCCGGCAATTTTGCAGGTACGCAACGCTTCACCACGAGAGACGGCAATGTATACATACGCAGACTCGCCAATAAGTGGAATGGCTCTGATGGTCCGTGGGGCATATGGCGTCACACTCAATCAGCTACCCGCCCTTTGAGTACGACTATAGACCTGAATACGCTTGGAGCCGCCGAGCATCTTGGTTTATGGCGTAACAGTAGCTCGGCTATAGCTTCATATGAACGCAATTATCCAGAGGAAGGCGGCTTTGCTCAGGGGACGCTTGAGATCCTCGAAGGCGGGAATTATGGAAGAACGCAACGTTATACCACTCGCCGTGGAAATATGTACGTCCGCTGCCTTGCGGCAAGCTGGGATGCATCAAATCCGCAGTGGGAACCGTGGTTAAGAGTCGGTCATCAGTCAGAGAGTCGTTATTACGACGGGGATTTGAATGATGTGACTTCACCAGGTATTTACAGCGTTACAGGTAAAGCGACCAACGGTCCAGTACTGGACGGAAACGGCGTGACAGTCCTCGGTATTCTGGAAGTGTTGAGGCGCTTTGATGGTGTTAACGTATGGCAGCGTTATACAACTGCCGGAACAGGTACAACCCTTAAAGGTCGCACGTTTGAGCGCGTTTTTACCGGCAGCTCATGGAGCGAATGGCGGGAAGTTTACACATCTTATTCACTTCCCCTGAATCTGGGCATCGGTGGCGCAGTGGCAAAACTATCCAGTCTGGACTGGCAGACCTACGATTTTGTGCCGGGCAGTCTGATAACCGTTCGGCTGGATAATATGACCAATATTCCCGACGGTATGGACTGGGGCGTCATTGATGGCAACCTGATAAACATCGCAGTTGGTCCGAGTGATGATTCCGGTACGGGGCGCTCAATGCATGTATGGCGCAGCACTGTAAGTAAAGCGAACTACCGCTTTTTTATGGTGCGTATTTCAGGAAATCCGGGAAGCCGCACGATCACGGCAAGACGAGTACCAATCATTGACGAAGCCCAGACATGGGGCGCGAAACAGACATTCAGTGCTGGCCTTTCTGGCGAACTGTCCGGCAATGCGGCGACAGCAACAAAGCTGAAAACAGCCTGTAAAATTAATAACGTTTCGTTTGATGGTACATCAGATATTAACCTGACGCCGAAAAATATTGGTGCATTTGCTTCAGGAAAAACAGGAGACACCGTTGCGAATGATAAAGCCGTTGGATGGAACTGGAGTAGCGGAGCCTATAACGCAACTATTGATGGGGCATCAACGTTAATTCTTCATTTTAATATCGGTGAAGGAAGTTGCCCCGCCGCCCAGTTCCGCGTTAATTATAAGAACGGCGGTATTTTTTATCGTTCTGCTCGTGACGGTTACGGATTCGAGGCTGACTGGTCTGAGTTTTATACCACAACGCGAAAACCTACAGCGGGAGATGTCGGTGCACTGCCGTTATCTGGTGGTCAATTGAATGGTGCACTGGGTATCGGAACATCCAGTGCTCTTGGCGGTAATTCGATTGTTTTGGGTGATAATGACACGGGCTTTAAACAAAATGGCGATGGTAATCTGGATGTTTATGCTAATAACGTCCATGTTATGCGCTTTGTTTCCGGCAGCATTCAGAGTAATAAAACCGTAAATATTACGGGGCGCGTTAACCCCTCGGATTACGGCAATTTTGATGGCCGATACGTGAGGGATGTCCGACTTGGCACACGTGTTGTTCAGACCATGCAAAAAGGCGTGATGTATGAGAAATCAGGCCATGTAATTACCGGGCTTGGCATTGTCGGCGAAGTTGATGGCGACGATCCGGCAGTATTCAGACCAATACAAAAGTTAATTAACGGAACGTGGTACAACGTGTCACAGGTGTAATTTATGCAGCATTTAAAAAACATTGTCGCTGGCAATCCAAAAACCGTTGAGCAATATCAGCTAACAAAAAATTTTAATGTTGCCTGGCTGTGGTCAGAAGACGGAAAAAACTGGTATGAGGAAGTGAAGAACTTTCAGCCGGACACAATAAAAATTCTTTACGACGAGAACAATATTATTGTGGCCGTAACCAGAGACGCTTCAACACTGGACCCTACAGGCTACAGCGTTGTCGAAGTTCCCGATATCACCGCCAATCGTCGCGCCGACGATTCAGGAAAGTGGCTGTTTAAGGACGGAGCTGTGGTTAAACGGATTTATACGGCAGACGAGCAGCAACAGCAGGCCGAATTACAAAAGGCCGCATTGCTTTCCGAAGCTGAATCAGTCATCCAGCAGCTGGAACGCGCTGTCAGGCTGAATATGGCGACGGATGAGGAGCGCACACGACTGGAAGCCTGGGAACGCTACAGTGTTCTGGTCAGCCGTGTGGATACGGCAGATCCCGAATGGCCACAAAAGCCTGAATAAAAATTAAGGCCCGATAGCGGGCCTTGTCTCATTCAGGTTGTTCGGGAAACGTTACTGGCAGGCCGGAGGTGTCTGTAGATTCGACTTTCTACGCGTAGAGCATCCACTCGGTTAATTTTTGTTTATTCTCGTCGGAAATGATGTCCAGCCGTAGCTGTGAGTCCCATAGGCGATATACAGGCCGAAGAAACAACCAGGCAGATCCAGGAAAAAGAAAACCGCTAATCTGACCATTAGCGGTTTTTGTGTTAAATCAGAACAGCCCTTTAACTGAACTGGCCGCGCTGTTAAGAGATGATGTCACCTTATCTTTGAAGCCGGACAGCATATCGCTGAATGATGAGGATTGCAGGCGCTCCCGCAAATCCTCATCACAGCGTTCAAGGGTCAGTGAAAATTCTATCTTTTTCGCCTTACCGTAGCGATCAAACTCGGAACGGGTCGTATTCGTTTCAGTCAGCACATACATGCCGTAAATCTGCCCGACACCATCAATCAGAGGCCAGGGGCGTCCTGTATATGCCTGCGTGGTCAGCAACGAAAGCGACGCTTCGCCACCTGTAATTTCAGGATAAAGCACGCCGGAAAGCACAATGCGATCATCACCTGCACCGATATACTGCCAGCTTGCTGAACGGTTAACGCGTTCATTTTTCACATGCCGCCAGCTTTTGTTTTGCTGTAACTGCTGATGCGGCAGTGTGCGCAGCTCAAAAACAAACATGCCGTAGATCATCATCATGGCCATGACTCCTCAATCTTTATCGTAAAAACTGCCACGCCCGGCACGGGCGCGCCGTTCCATTTCTTCCCTGACCATTTCACCGACCAGTTTCGCCAGTTCGCGGGGATTCTGCGTAACAACGTTATGCAGATGAACATGAATTTCACCACCAAATCCGGAGGCAACAGGCTCCCGGTTACGGGAAGTTACAGGAACTGATGCCACTGGCGATCGTATGGCCTCCGCCACCGGGCGGGAGCTGGCCGCAACAACAGGGACCAGCGCCGGAGGCAGCGGAGCCGGGACTACGGGTGTGACATTAATTGCGGGGGCAGGCTTACTGACCTGCGCAATCTTCCGCTCCTGCCACTCCCCACGAACAGCAAGTGCGCGGGGCAGGTTCTTAAAGACAATATCGCCGGGGCCAATGCGTTTTTTCGTCTCATCAACCAGCTTACCTGTGTTATCAGCAATTTTGCTGAGTCTGCGCAGCGTCCCGGTATTGCTGTCTGTGAGCGGTTTGTTGTCTTTGGGGTTATCACCTCCGGTGCCATTGCCATTTTCCACAGGCTTCGGCGGATTGATTTTCGCCAGGTCCCCCTGAAGCAAGGCAACCTTGTCCTGAAGAATGGCCGCACGCTGTGCGTCTTCGATTTTCTTTCTCGCCCTTTCCGCTTCATCCGGAAGAACACCGAGTTTTTCAAGTATCCACGCCAGCGTATCCAGCAACATTTTTGCAGGCGTCAGAACAAGCTGTAACGCGCCACCAAGAACGTTACCGAATATCTCGCCAGCACTGGTACATTTATCCAGCGTTTCCTTGCTGGACTCCATCGGTGACAGCAGCGATTTAAACCAGTTAAACACCTGGCTGATCCCGCTTCCGATTGCGTCAAAAACAGGGCCAAACCGTTCAAAGGTTTCACGCAACGGGTTCAGCCTTTCCATAATCCCGCTGAACACCCCGGCAAAAAATGCCCTGATGGGATCCCAGTATTTCCAGATAAGAACGGCAGCTCCGGCAAGCGCAGCCACGATAAGACCAACCGGACTGAACAGCGCCCCGATAGCGCCTCCCAGCAAAGAAACGGAACCCGTCAGCATTCCCCACAGCGCAGGCAACACCCTGACGACATTCATTGACCGGGTAAGAATGTCAAAACCAAGACGCAGGGTGGCCAGCTTTCCGTAAAGCACCCCAATAACCAGCGACAACGAGCCAATCGTTGCAGTCATTGCCAGCAACGCACCGCCTGCTATCAGTAGCTGGCGTGTCAGTACCGGATGGGCCTGCGCCAGCGAGGTGATTTTTTCAAGCACCCGCGTGAGCCACTGCGTGACAGAACGCAGCGGACCGTCAACCAGATCACTGATGCGAATACGAAGACCTTCCCATGCGCTGTCGAGATTTTTCAGGTCCCCATCAAGATTATCGGCCATTACTTTTGCAACGCGATCGGCCTCTCCCCTTGCCCCCTGCAATTCTCTGGTCAGTTTTTGCAGCTCTCCTGAACCAGCCGCCGCAACAAGCGTCTGCAAACCAACGAACGCCTCTTCTCCGGCGATGTCCTTGAAGAAGGAAACCTGGTCCACCTGTCCGTATTTTTGTGTCGCCTTATAGAGATCAAGCAGCACATCCTCCATCGGGCGCATTTTGCCTCTGGCGTCAGCAACTGACACCCCCAGCTCTTTCAGTGCATCAGCCGCAGCTTTTGGCGGTGATGCAAGGCGGGACAGACTTGCGCGCATGGCCGTACCAGCATCGCTTCCGCGAAGACCATTATTGGCAAGCATCCCGGCCATGGCTGCCGCTTCTTCAAGACTGATACCAAGTTTTGCGGCAACCGGACCGGTATACTTCATGGTTTCGCCCAGCGCGCGTAAATCAGTATTGGTCCGGGTGAATGCTGCTGTCAGCGTATCGCCAACACGGTCCATTTGATCGGCTGTCAGGTTGAACTGTGTGAGGATATTGGAGCCTATATCAGCCGTCTCGCCGAGTTCGACGCCACCTGCCAGCGCCATATTAAGAACACCGGGCAATGCGGCCTGAATGGCCTGCGGAGTAAAACCAGCCATTGCCAGAAAGCTCTGCCCACTGGCGGCATCACTCGCAGTAAACTGTGTTTCAGAGCCAAGTTTTAACGCCTGCTCACGCAGCGCCTTAAACTGCGGGCTGTTTTTGTCGATTCGCGTCAGTGCCTGAACGCGGGACATCTCTTTGCCGAACCCGATCGCAGGTTGCAAAAAACGCCCGGCAGCATAGCCGCCCGCCGCTGCCGCACCAATTGCCAGCGCACCACCTGTTTTCAGTTTTCCCGCTGTTTCCTGCGCGCGCGAATACCGCTCACGCGCCCGTGTTACACGCGCAAGCGCCTGCCGTTCGCGTTCAAGCTGGTTGTTGTACTGTTCGGTGCGTCTGATGGCCTGCTGGATGGTGTTATCGCTGCCTGTCAGGGAAATGCCGTGGCGTTTCAGCTCTCCGCCAAGCTCCCGCATTTTCTGAATTTCCCGTGTGCGCGATTCATTCAGGCGTTCAAGCCGGGTGCTTAACTGCTGCATCAGCTTTTGTTGTTTTTCGCTGAGCACTGTACCCGTGCGTTGTAACTGATTAAGGGCGTTAAGCTGGCGTCGTGCTTTCACGATACCCGCATCCGCTTTACTGACAGCGTCGCGGGCGCGCTCAAATGATCGCGCCTGACGCTCGAGATTTTTGATCGCCCCCTGCGTTCGCTGGATGGAGTCACCAAACTGCCCCATCAGGCGGCGGGCGTTTTCGGCAGGCCGGGTCAGCCTGTCAACGGCGCTGAAAGCGACCCGGATATCAAGAGTCTTCATTGTCTGCATTCCCGCTGCGAAGTGCCGCCCGCTCACGCCAGCTAACCACTTCGCCGGGCGTCATCATGAAGATTTCGGCGGGCGACCAGTTAAAAATGGCGGCAATATCCGCCACAAAGTCTTCTATGTGCTCAAAGCACACAACCGCGATCAGGCTTCCGTCGCCTGTTCGTTCTTCCCGCCAGAGTCCGCACCGCTCAAAAAATTTACGGCAACCACACATAACTGAATAAAGTCACGGGATGCCATTTTTTTGATCGTCACTTCATCCAGTCGCGGTGATGTCACGCGTGACAGCAGCGTAAACATGGATTCCGCTTTCAGATTCAGCACATCAGACAGCGACAAATCTCGCAGAGATCCAGCCTGCTCAATAGCCCCGGTGATCTCCACATACGTGATTTTTTCGCCGCCTCGCTCAATTGGTTGGGTAAGTTTTACGCCACGCTCACTGGTTTCTTTCACAGTGTCAGCAACGACCGTATTTTCGGTATCGATGTTTTTCGTCTCTTTCATCAGGAAACTCCTTTCAGTCAGAGGCGACGCACTGCGCCGCCTGCATATTACTTATCAGCCAAGCCCAAGCGCGGAACGGATGCGATCGGGCACAATGTCCTTGCCGTCCTTCCGGTAAATGAAGTTCAGCAGGTCAATCTCCCACAACGGGCGATCGTTAACACTCAGCTTGTAATAGGTGTTTTTAATGGCGTAAGTGTGTGATGTGGCTTCGCCCTGTTTGGCTTCCCCCATATCAATTTCCGTCACACGTCCGCGCATTTCGACTTCATACAGGTCGCTTTCTGCATCGGTGTAGTATTCACCCGCAAAACGCAGCAGCGTGCCGTCAATCGTGCCGCCATACTTCAGGAACAGCTCACGAACTGCGCCCCCCATGACAAAGCTCGCATCAAGCGCGGAGTCGTCCAGGCCGAGGTCAATACTTACCGCACCCATCATGCCACCACCCCGGTAGCTGTCGGTTTTGCGCGTCAGTTTAGGCAGGGTGACGGACGTCACCTTACCCACTTCGTTTTCACCATCCACAAACAGCGTAAAAAAGCGAAGATGTTTTGGTACAGCCATCAGGCACCTCCCAGCACCGCAAATGCGGGACCAAAGAATTCATCAGTAAACGACTGGTAAAGCTCCATGTCTTCCAGCGGAGGAACGGGCGTATATTTGTAGCGAATACGCACGCGCCCCTGACGTAAATTCGTGGTGCCGTTATCCACCACGTCATACCAGCACGACGCCCCAATCAGTTTCCCGGCAGTAACCAGTGAATCCAGTTTTGCCCTGATGGCACTGATAACATCCTTCACGTTCGCAGGCGTCAGTGGACTGTCGATGGTTTCAAACTGCGCTTCCGCAATTGAATCAGCCAGCACCTGTGCGGTTCGGGTATACACCTCAAAGATGTAGGCGTTCGTTTCCGGTGTGCGGTTGCCCCAGAAGCGGAACCCGTTGCGACGAATAATGGTCGTGATTTCTTTGTTGTTGAGGCTGTTGGCATCGCTGTCTTCGGCCTGCAACGACCAGAACACATGCCTGGACATCCCCAGCACATTTTTAACCGGAACGTTGGACAGTGATTTGTGCCAGCCCTGCTCATGGTCAATGTACGCACGAAGGCCGCACGCATAGGCAGGCGCGGGGAACGTTTCGTTTTTGCCACTTTTCGGGTTGTAGGCGATGAAGTCCGGCCATAAGAGCATCACCTCACGTTCATTGAATTTCTGGCGGTAGGTAATCGCCTCAGCCATCGTGTTACAGCCGTGACATGAGGCATACACAAACGCGCGCAGTTTACCCGCAATCACGCACAGGGATTTTGTTACCGCCTCCGTGTCCAGCTCCGGCGCGGCCAGAATACGCGGACGGTATCCGATGCTTTCATCCTGCTCTGCAACAAGCAGCGCATACATCCCCGTATAGCTGCCGTCAGATTCAGAACCACCGATAACCAGTTGATCCTGCGTTTTTCCATCTTCTTCTTTGTGTTCAGCCACGCGAACGACGATCACCTTTGTGCTCACCTGGTCTGCGATAGCCTTAAGCGCACGATAAAGCGTCCCCGTTGTTCCGCATTTTCCCAGCACGTCATTGACGCGGGTCAGCAGTGTGGGCTTGTTCAGCGGGAACAGCTCCGCGTCCGCATCATCCGCCGTTGCCACGATACCGATAACACTGGAATCAACATCATTAATCGCTGTTACCAGGTCGGTACTTTCCGTAACACGGGCACCATGAAAACGAGTTTCACTCATAGCTTCAGCCCCTTGTATCCGTTAAATGATTCGGCAACAATCATCACCCACCACGCGCGTAATCTCACCCCTGCGCCATTCTCCCGCCACGGCGACAACAAAAAGCAGTAACCCCCTCCGCACGCACATGCGACCATGCCGCACAGGGAGGGAGCAGATGACCGACACCACCATGCAATTGCTCAGTCAGGGCACAGGCCCCGTGAAAATGCCGGATTTTGATATTCTCGCGGAGGGTAAAACGCTGTCAGGCGTGGCAGAGCGCCTGATGAGCCTGTCACTGACCGACAACCGGGGATTTGAGGCGGACCAGCTCACCATCACGCTGGATGATGCGGATGGTCAGTTGCAGCTACCGCCACGGGGCGCGCGCCTGACGGTTCTCATTGGCTGGAAAGGAGAACCGCTGACAGAAAAAGGCACTTACATTGTTGATGAAATCGCTCACGAAGGACCGCCGGACAGGCTGACTGTTTCAGCCAGAAGCGCAGATTTTCGGGATGAATTTAACGTTAAACGTGAGGTGTCCTGGCATGATGTGACCGTTGAGCGTGTGGTATCCGCCATCGCTCATCGGTACAGTCTGAAACCGCAAATCAGCGAAATGCTGATGGATATCGAAATCGACCACGCCGACCAGACCGAAGAAAGCGACATGTCCTTTCTTACGCGCATGGCGGAAATGCTGGGCGCAATCACCACGGTAAAAAGCGGTAATCTGTTATTCATTATGCCAGGCGGTGGCGTGAACGCACAGGGCCAGCCGTTGCCATCGTTCGCCATCACGCGCAGCAGTGGCGATCGCCATCAGTTCCGCATTGCTGACCGCGAAGCGTATACGGGGGTACGCGCTTACTGGCTTGATCTTAATTACGGGAAAAAGAAAAAAGTCAGTGTGAAACGCCGCAAACCACCAAAACCTAAAAAGGAGAAAAGCAGCAGCCGTGAAGGTGATTATATGGAAGGTGCGGAAGGCAATGTGTTTGTGTTACGCAAGACTTATCAGAACGAGCAGGCAGCAAGACGCGCAGCGGCGGCAAAGTGGCAGCAGCTACAACGCGGAGCCGCAGCGTTCTCCATCACGCTGGCGCGTGGACGTGCAGAACTCTACCCCGAAATGCATGGCACGGTAACAGGATTTAAAAGCGAGATTGATAATCAGGACTGGATTATTGCAAAAGCCGAGCACACCATTGATAACAGCGGCTTTACCACGCAGCTTGAGCTTGAAGCAAAAATTCCAGAATGGATAGCAGAAACAGAGTGAGCAATTTTGATACATTAGATTAAACATGGGCGGAACACTTACGACACAGAGTAAACCTGATCTGCCAGTCACTTCTGCACCAAGAGCGAAAATTTATGACAGCGCTATGTGTTTATCTCCCCGAAAAGCTCAGTCAAATAGTGATTTGTCAAATCCCCACTCAGTATCAATAGAGATAGTTGACTGAGTGTGCTCAAAGCCATACCTGCCACGATGAGCTTTGCATAACAGACTTGTTTTTTTAGGTGATTTTCGTTATAAATTTTCAGCGTTGCTTAGATGTTATGTGTTTATGCTCAATATGCAGATTTTGAGTTTTTTTGTGGCTATATTATAACATTAATAGCAACATCTCTATGATTGCTTTATTTAAATGGATGAGTTTGAAAATGAGAGCATATCATAATGACCAACCTATACTAGGCGGTCAAAATGATCCAGACTTACTAAATAGACTTACTTTTGCAAATAATTTGGCAAATATTTTACTATTAAATAACGACGATGATTGTTTCACTGTATCTATAGAGGCTGAGTGGGGATATGGTAAAACGTCAGTCATAAATTTTATAAAAAAGGCCTTAAATGAAAAGGACTCCTTACCCATTATAATAGAATATAATCCATGGTTGGCTGGCCAACCTGAATCCTTGATTCAAGATTTTTTATTGCAGTTTTCTTCACAACTAAATATTAAAGACAAATCAAAAGTTGCATTAAAAGTATCAAAAGAGCTAATTGCATACTCTAGCCTCTTTAGTGCTGCTAAACTTATCCCTGGAGCAGAACCATGGGCATCTATCATAGAAAAATCTCTTTCAAGCTTTGGACATGCTACTAAAAAAATAGCTGAGTTAAAAAAACTTGATCTTTTAGATAGAAAAAAACAAGTGGCTAACGCGATAAAAAAAATAAAACATCCTATAATTGTAATAATTGATGATATTGATCGTTTAACACCCTCTGAGGCTTTTCAAGTTTTACGGTTAGTCAAAGCTGTTGCGAATTTCTCAGGCACTTCTTTTTTACTTGCATTTGATCCTAATTATCTAATTTCTGTGCTTGATAAAAATAACATTATAAATCCGTCAGAATATATTAATAAGATTGTTCAACTTCGAGTTTCACTTCCCGTAATTTCAGAAAGAGGACTGAATGAAATCGCAAATTCAGAGTTTGAAAAACTAGGTGATAGTTTTTTAACTGATAAATTTGAAAAAGATCAAGAAAGATTAGATTGGATTTACCATAATTATTTCAAGCAATTAATTAATAATCCAAGAGAGTTGAAAAGGTTTTTCAACCACTTGAGATTTACTTTAGAGCAAATTAAAGGTCAGGTGTGTTCTTCAGATCTTTTTTCTTTATCTCTAATCGCAACCAAATCAAATTTAATTTATGAGCATATAAAGAATACTCCTGAAGCGTACATTGGGAATGGATTAACCATCGATAATTTTTTAATGAATAAACATCAAGATATTATAGAGCATTATAGCCATGAACGATGCAATAAACTAAATATGTTTTCCCAACGAGAACGTACATTGATGCAGGGGCTATTAGAGTATATTTTCCCTCTTCTACGCCCCAAGAAATCTTATCCTTATGATGTATCTGATTCAGATGCAGCAGGAAGAATTTCTGCCCCCCAAAGACTTCATATTGCCCTTCATTTTAAAACTCCAGTAGGATATATTTCCGATCATGACATTCTTCTTTTCATCGAAGGGAAAATTAATAGAGAAAAATTCCTTGAGGATGTGTTATCTCAAAATGCCGAGGAAAGATTTTTCGAAATGATGACTATTTATACAGACGCTTGTTGTAAAGTTGATAGTTTTAATATATTAACGTGCATTTATGATAGATTTCTTTTCTCTCAAGAGTTAAAATCTTCATTAGAAAAAAACTATGGTCTCATTAGAAAAGATCCTTATAGAAGGATGTGTTGGCTCACTGATAAAATTATATCTAAAAGTAGTGAGCAATATGAGCTAATAAAAAAAATTATTGGTCGATATGAGAATGCGCCACTTGGAGCAGAAGTGCTATACAACGTACGAAACTCAAGTAATATACAGATTAATAAAGATCAGATTGTTGAACTTGAGAATACCTTCAAAGAAACAGCTACTATTGCTTTAAATAAAAAAATATTTTCTGACTATCATCTAGAATCAAATATATTTTTCGAATTAAAGAGAATCTCTGTTGAATTCACATCAGAATTTCTTGCTTCCATCTTATCAGAAGATGGTATAATTAGATTGTGTGAAATTATTGGTGAAACTGGTAGAGATTCAACGAATGGCCCTTATATTATTTTTGATGAACATTATTTCGGGGAAATACTTGATATAGATGAGGTTAGAAATAAAGCTAAAAACATAGATATTTCAAAGCATCCGACTCGCATTCAAGCTGTACTTAAGAGCATTGCAGATGGAAAAAAATATTATTTAAGAGATGCAACAATTAGCTTAAAATAGTGATAACAGGTGATTTATTTTATTATTTGAAGTGATGAAATATACTCTTCACTACATTTAATGCACTGATTATCAAATAGAGATAGGTGTCGCATGAAAGAGACTATTGATGTGGCACCGGCAGTCTCATTTCCGACATTACTCCAGAAGAGGTGATTCGTTATTAATAGATAATTTTAACCACTTCGCTAGACGTATCATTTTTCGTTTGTTGCTCAAAACTCATTGGCAGTTAAAGTCTGAACCAGTACAACTTAGAATGGCACCAACATTACGTTAAGGGAGGTCGCTATGTTCCGTTGTCCGCTTTGTGGCGCATCTGCCCGTATCCGCACCAGTCGTCCGGAAAATGATTCAAACACCGTGCGACAAAAGTATTACCAGTGTAACAATCTGGAATGCGGCGTATGCTTCTCAACACTGGAAGCTTTCCATAAATTCACATCGAAACACGCCTCCGGCGTTCACTCTTCAGAAGGTATCCCGTGGCATGAGCTGCCAGCTTCACACAGGGGAAACAATCAGATGAGTTTGCCTTTACCTCAGAATTAACAGGCAGAATTGCCGGAGCAACAAAAAAGCGATAGATTACGCGCGGGTGCCTTTCGGCTGATGGTCGGAGGGAATACCCGAAGGCCAGATGTGGAAAGGCCCCGGAAAACATCTCTGTTTAACCGAGGCCCTAACCGCATTACCTTGACAAGTGAAAGGTTAGCGCCTCTCCGGAAAAGGAGCAAGTGCTATGTCGCAAAAATCGCTTACGGCCATCACGTTCTGTGTGACGGCAATCCTCATCATCTGGATGTTGCACGGCTCGCTGTGTGAAATACGGATGAGCTTCTGGGGAGCGGAGTTTGCGGCGTTCTTACTGTGTAAGCAGTAA